TGTAATGACAAGAGCACCACAATCGGTGGCTGTGAATGAGTACAATCCGTTTACGCTATGATGTATGGGCAGGACTATGAAGATGCACTAGAGATGGTGAGGTATAGTGAGCATCATAGAGACTGGGATGACAGTATGATACAAGATTATATTGAAAAACCTTTAGGGATAAGACAGTATAAGATTATGAGAAACGAATTACATGAGCCATTGATGTTTGCTACATGGGCATTTCCTAGTGAAGAGCAGGTACATGATTATGTTGGAACCACATATTTCCCTACTGATGGATACAAGGGTGGGGGTAAGGATGTTTGGTTAGTAGACTTTATTGCAAAAAAAGGTTATACAAGAAAAGGATTCCTTGAATTAAAAAGGATGTTTATGAGAAGTGGTTATAAAAAAGCCTATTGGTTTAGACCTGAAACTAGAAAGTTAGGTTGGCATATGTTGAAAGGAAAGTAACATGGGTGGTGCTCCAAAAAAAATAAAGAAAGTTGTAAAGAAGGTAACAAAACCTGTAGAGAAAGTCGTTAAGAAGGTTGCCAAGCCGATTGAAAAAGCGATTGTTGAACCATTAGAAAAACCAGTTAAGAAGACAGTTAAGGAAGTTGTCAAAGCTCCAGAGGTTGTTGTAAAGAAAGTTGTAAAGCCAGTTGTTAAAGAAATAGCTAAAGTTCCCAAAACAATTATTGAGATCGGTGCTGATATAGTTGAACCTATAGAAAAACCTGTCAAGAAGGTAGTTAAAACTGTAGACAAGGCAATAGTTGAGCCACTAGAGAAGCCAGTTAAAAAGATTGTAAAAGAAGTTAAAGACTTACCAAAAGATATCGAGAAGAAAATTGTTGAGCCATTAGAAAGACCTGTCAAGAAAGCTATCAATGTGGTTGAGAAGATTGGTGCAGACATAGTTGAGCCTTTTGAAAGACCAGTAAAGAAACTTGTAAAAGAAGTCAAAGAGACTGTAACAGGTACAGACAAAGAAGATTACCGAGCACCAGTTACACCAGTTGTTACTCCAGAAGTTACACCAGAAGTTGTTGAAGATGAAAAACCACCTATTCTAACTAGGTATGCCACTAGAGGGAAAAGATCAGGTCAAGCCGGTACAATCATGGAAGGCTATGGCGTAATACAAAGAAAGAAATCAGGAAGAGCCGTAACATAGGAGATAGCAATGTCATTCTTAAAACCAAAAGTATATGTTCCACCACCACCACCAGTTCCAGAAGAACCTGCTAAAGCTGATTATGAGAAGGCTGCTGCATTAGCTGGAGAAGCTGAAGCAACAGAAAGAAGAAAGCGTAGAGGTCGTGGCAGTACAATAGTTGCTGGACAGCTAGGCGAAACATCTACCAGCATGGGCAGCACAGGTGGTACACCAACTTTATTAGGATAGAGCTATGATGAATGTCAAAGATATAGTTGCTAGATTTCAACACGTTGAAGGTCAGCGAGATAACTGGAACAACCATTACCAGGAGTTAGCTGACTATATGCTGCCAAGAAAAGCAGACATAGTTAAGAAGAGAAGTCGTGGCGAAAAGAGAATGGAACTTATCTTTGATGGCACAGCTTTACAGGCAGTTGATTTACTATCATCTAGTTTACATGGGATGCTGACATCAGGTGCTACACCTTGGTTTCACTTGACAATGAAAGATGAAGAGTTAGGTAGAGACGAAGAAGTACAAAGGTGGTTAGAGGATTCATCACAAAGAATGATGCGTGCCTTTACCATGTCAAACTTTGAAACAGAAGTCCATGAGATGTATGTTGACCTGGTTGTGTTTGGTACTGGCTGTATGTTTGTGGAGATGGATGACAAGACTTTACGTTTCAGTACAAGACATATATCTGAGTTTTACGTCACAGAAGATCAATATGGTATAGTTGATACTGTTTTTAGAAAGTATGAGATACCTGCAAGGCAAGCTGTACAAAGATTTGGCATTGATAATGTCGGTGCATTTATTGCTAGAACATTTGAGAAGAAGCCTGATGAGAATGTAGACATACTTCATGTTGTGATGCCTAGAGCAGATAGGGATCCTACGAAAAGAGATAATAAGAATATGCCGTTTGCTTCTATGTATATCTGCATGGAAACAAAGATGATACTGGCAGAGAGTGGTTTCCAAGAACTGCCTTACGTTGTACCACGCTTCTTGAAGGCAACTGGAGAGGTGATGGGGAGATCTCCAGCAATGGTTGCGTTGCCAGATGTTAAGATGATAAATCTTATGTCTAAAACAATCATACAAGCGGCACAAAAAATGATAGATCCTCCACTACTAGTGCCTGATGATGGGTTTTTGCTCCCTATAAGAACCCAGCCTGGGGGTCTCAACTTTTACAGATCAGGTTCTAGAGATACGATTACACCATTACAAACAGGTGCTAATATACCTATTGGACTGAATATGGAAGAACAGCGAAGAGCAGCAATTCGTACTGCGTTCTTCGTTGACCAACTTTTAAGTGGCAATCAGCCAAACATGACAGCCACTGAAGTTATACAAAGGCAGGAAGAAAGAATGAGAGTGATAGGTCCTGTTCTTGGTAGATTGATGAACGAGATGCTAAGACCTTTGATTGACAGGGCGTTTGCTTTGATGCTTCGTGCTGATATGCTTGCTGTTCCACCAGAGATATTGCAGGGCATGGATATAGATATTGAATATGTATCACCACTTGCCAGGGCACAGAAGTCTAGCTCTGTTAATGGTGTGATGAGAGCGTTAGAGATATTGATGCCGTTGTCACAACAGTTACCGGTAGGAGACCACATTGATCCTGATGGATTGGTAACTTATCTAACAGAAGCGTTAGGTGTTCCAAAGAAAGTATTGAAACCTCAATCAGCCGTTGATGAGGAAAGAGAACAGCGTGCAATGATGCAGCAAGAGCAGATGGAAAGGCAAATGGAGCAAGAAGATGTTGCTACAGTCGGTCAGGCTGCACAAGCTGTAAGAATGGTGGGTGCAAATGAATGACCAGATAACACAGCTAAAGGTAATGTATAGAGATACCTTTGATGATAATGCTGGTAAGAAAGTTTTGGAGGATTTGGAGTTGCGTTGTAATTGGCGTGCTTCAAGTTATGTAGCTGGAGATGCCAATGCTACAGCCTTTGAAGAAGGTAAAAGGGCAGTAATACTACACATATATAATATGATGAAAGAGGAGTAAATATGTCAGAACAAGTTGCTGAACAGGTAGCCGAACCAGTACAGCCTTCAGTTATGGAGACACCAGCTGAAGTTGCACAAGGTGGGTCTGGTAACAGTTTCATGGAAATGATACCAGAAGAATTAAGGGAGCATCCAAGTTTATCGCCAATAAAAGACGTTGGTAATTTAGCTAGGAGTTATGTAAACGCACAGAGATTAATTGGTAGTGATAAGATCCCATTGCCAAAGAATCCAACAGACGAAGATTTAGATAACATTTACAGTAAGTTAGGTAGACCAGAGACACCAGAAGGTTATGAGTTGCCTGTTGATGGTAATGTTATTACAGAAGAAGTTGCACAACAATATGCAGACATTGCACATAGTCTAAGACTTACACCACAACAAGCACAAGGTGTATTGGACTATTACAAAAGCACAGTTGCACAAAGTTCAGAAGCTATGCAAGCTCAAGCAGAAGAGCAAGCTGAAGCTACAGCAGCAGAACTCCAAAGAGAATGGGGTCAGGCATTTGAGCAAAAGGTAACGGCTGCAAAAGAAGTTGTCGATCAGTTTGGTGGTAGTGAATTGCTACAAATGAAGCTAGAAGATGGTACATTGATTGGCAATCATCCAGCTTTTATCAAAGCATTTGCTGCTATGGGCGAGTTTAAGTCTACTGTTACAAGCGAAGATACTGTATCTGAAAACGCTGTAAATAGACAATATACACCACAAATGGCACAACAAGAAGTTGACGCTATGATGAACGATAAGTCACACGCTTACTGGAACAGGAAAGATCCGATAGGCAGACAACGTGCAGTGGAGCGTATGCAAGAATTGATGGGTTATATTCATGGATAGTGAATTAACATCAACAGAGATCCGTTTGGAATGTTTACGGCTTGCAGTTGAATTTGGTACGCAAAGAGATATGTTGCATCCAAGTAAACTTGCTGATATATATTACGAATGGGTTATGCAGGGTAGCTTGGCAACAAGTCCTCAAGACAATCGGAAAGACGATAGCCTGAAGTCGGCTCAAAAAACTAGGAGTGTCCGTAAAGGGTAGCACGCTGCAAACAAAATCAAATGTAACTTTTACTAAGGAGACTTAAATGTCAACACAAGTAACTACAGCGTTTGTTCAACAGTATTCTGCTAACGTGCAGATGCTATCTCAACAGATGGGAAGCCGTCTAAGAGATGCAGTTCGTGTAGAGAATATCGTTGGAAAGAACGCTTTTTTCGACCAGGTAGGCGTTGCTACTGCTCAGTTGCGTACCACTCGCCATGCCGACACACCTCAGATGGACACACCACACGCAAGACGTAGGGTGAGTTTAGCTGACTATGAGTACGCTGATTTAATTGATGACCAAGATAAGGTTAGAATGTTAATCGATCCTACATCTTCTTATGCAATGGCTGCTGCTGCTGCAATGGGAAGAGCAATGGATGACGTTATCATCTCTGCTGCACTTGGTACAGCTTTTACAGGCGAAACAGGCTCAACATCTACTTCATTTGCTGCTGCTAATCAGATTGCAGATGGTAGTGCCGATATGTCTATTGCTAAGTTAATTGAAGCTAAGAAGATTTTAGATTTAGCTGACGTTGATCCTTCAATACCAAGATATATTGCTGTTGGTCCTAATCAGATTGAAGCTCTATTAAACACAACATCAGTAACAAGTTCTGACTTCAACACAGTTAAGGCACTTGTACAAGGTGATGTGGATACATTCCTAGGCTTCAAGTTTATCGTAACAAACAGACTATCGATTGCATCTAATATCAGATCATGTTTTGCTTGGGCAGAAGATGGTATTGCTTTAGGTGTTGGAAAAGATGTCAATGCAAGAATAGATGAGAGAGCCGATAAAGGTTACTCAACTCAAGTTTATTACTGCATGAGCATTGGTGCTACTAGAATGGAAGAATCCAAAGTAGTACAAATCGACTGTGATGAATCAGCTTAAGGGAGAGTGAATAATGACTACAAAGAACACAACTCTTGTAAGTAACTTCGAAGCTACTCCTCAAGTTATTACAGAAGCTCATTCACTACATGGCGTTTTGCGTGTAGCACAGGGCACAGTTGCATTAGCTGCTGGTGATAGTACAGACAATGATATTGTTATGCTTGCACCAATTCCTTCTAATGCGTCAATCACAGCATTAAAGATTGCATCAGACACTTTAGGTGGAAGTTGTACTTTTAATGTTGGTTTGTACACAACAGGTGGTACTGTTGTAGACGAAGACGTATACGCAACACTTGTTGCTGACGAAGGAGCTATGACAGACGTAAGATCTGAAGCAGACATCACTACAGTTGGTCAGCAAGTGTGGGAAGATGCAGGTGCTTCATCTGATCCTGGTGGATACTATTATGTTGCAGTAACATTCAGTGCAACAGGTGGTACAGCAGGTGATATGTCATTTGTTATAGAGTACGTTGTTAACTAAAACATTTGTGGGGAGCAGTTAATCTGCTCCTTACTTTCAGGAGTTTTATATGCCGTCAGTTGTAGACATTTGTAATGAAGCTATGGATTTACTTGGTGCAGCAACAATAACTGCATTAACGGAAAACTCTAAAGAAGCACGACTTTGTAATAGAAGATTTGAAACAGTAAGAGATGCTGTTCTAAGATCACATCCTTGGAATGTAGCTATATCAAGGGCAACACTAGCAAGAGACAGTGATGCACCATCATTCGGATTTAGTTTTCAATATACATTGCCAACAGACCCTTACTGCTTAAGGGTTCTTTCTTTTTGGAACTCAAACGTAAACAATGAGGTTGCTGCGTATGACAGCAATGTAATGTATAAGATAGAAGGCAGAAAGATACTTTCTAACGAAGGTACTTGTTCAATAATATATTTATCTAGGGTAACTGACACAGAGCAGTTTGATCCTTTGTTAAGCAGCACGATTGCACATAAACTTGCAGCAGAAACAGCCTATGCCATAACTGGCAGTAATGCTTTAGCACAATCTATGTATTCTTTATATCAAGCACGATTAAGTGAAGCTAGAAGCATGGATGCACGAGAGGGTTATCCAGAACAAATACAGGCAGATACTTACACTAACGCAAGGTTCTAATATGGCTAGAGTATCGTCAATCATCACCAATTTCAGAGCAGGTGAGATATCGCCACGCTTAGAAGGTAGGATTGATTTACAGAAGTATAATGAAGCTGTAAAAGACCTGAATAATATGATTGTATTTCCACAGGGAGGTACAACAAGAAGACCAGGCACATACTACGCAGGAACAACAAAGGATGGTGGTCAAGTAAGACTAATTAACTTTGAGTTTAGTGATACGCAAGCCTATGTGTTAGAGTTTGGCAATAACTATATTCGTATATTTAAAGATGGTGGCTTAGTCACAGAAGCTACCACAGCAATCACAGCCATAACAAAAGCTAAT